AACGGCTATTGGTAATTTCACTTTCTACAAATGTTCCAATATGAAGAGCGTAATCATTCCCGCAAATGTGACATCTATCGGTACGCAAGCATTCCAACAGTGTAGCGGTCTGACGAGTGTTACTATCCCCGCATCGGTAACCTCATTGGGTAACAGATGCTTTCAAAGTTGCTCTGCATTGACGAGCATAACCTGCGAGGCTACGACACCGCCTACATTAGGTACTTCTGTATTCTACAGCACAAACTGCCCCATTTATGTACCGTCTGCCTCCGTTGAGGCATATAAGACATCTTGGTCAACATATGCATCCCGTATCAGAGCGAAATCATAAATCCTTTAACGGAATACCTTATTTTTACAAAAACACACACCATATACACTATGAAATACATTAAACTGTACGAAAACCGCCACGATTTCGTCTTTGACGAGCAGCGATTTTTCCCCAACACGAGCCTTGTGCAGGGTGAGGAAGAACCCACCTATTTCACCGATGTTGAGGAGGTGGTCTTTGAACTGACCGTATCGCTCCCGACAGAGAAGGTAGTCACGGGTGAGACCTACACCCTTGCTGTGGAATACGGTGGTGCTGACGTGTTTGAAGATTCAACTGTCACCACAACGGGTGACGTGACTCTCAACGGCACTCAATTCACCGCCAACACGGACGGAGATTTCTCCGTCACTGCGACCTATGGCGACAAGACCGTCACCCTCAACGGCACGTCCAAGCTGATGACCGCTGCACCGACAATCAGTAAGTATGGGGTGTCAGCTTGTGGCAGGCATCTGATTGATATAGTCGGCAACGGAACGAAGAAAGGCACTTTTGACGGTGTTGAATACACCAACCCAAGCAATCTAATAAGAAAGGCATTATGTGAGGGTGATACAGCCCGTGATGCCGTTGTCACTGCGACAGCGCAGGAAGAAGGGAAATGGGAGAGTGACGTTGTAACCGCAACATTCTCAATCCCCGCAGCACAGACTTTCACCGCAACCATCAGTGACGACACCCTTGAGGACGGTCAGACCGCACAAATCACTGTGATGTACGGTTCTGCCGATGTATCAAATAGTTCAGAAGTTGTAACAAGAGCAAGCGGTGACTTGCAAGTCAAAACTGCCCCCAACTTCATAGCTCACTACAGCACGGGCAGCGGCAGTGTTGAGGTTTGGTCAACCAACCCCAACCTGCCCCACATCACCATCAACGTTACCGTGACAGAGGCTGTACAGAATATCGTGTTCGCAGACAATGACGTGAAAACCATCGTAGCCAACGCATACGGCAGCAACGGTGAAATCACCGAGGAGCAGGCAGCAGCCGTTACGACTTGGTTCAGTAACGTAAACAACAACCCGTTCAATAACAACGATGCCGTTGACTCCTTTGACGAGTTCAGCTATTTCACGGGTGTCACTGAAATCGGTGACTACGCATTCAGAGGGTGTACCAATATGCGGAGCATCACCCTGCCGTCAAGCCTTACCTCCATTTCCCGCTACACATTTATGTATTGTTCCTCACTTGGCAGCGTGACCATTCCCGCATCTGTGACATCAATAGGTGGTGGTGCTTTCTACGGTTGCAGTAGTCTGACGAGAATAACCTGCAATGCCACTACCCCGCCAACTCTTGATTCTTGGGGCGGTAGTTCTGACCATTTCGATTTGACAAACAACTGTCCTATCTACGTTCCCGAAGAAAGCGTTTCTATATACAAGGCAGCTACGGGTTGGAGCAAATATGCATCCCGCATCAAATCACGCAATATGACATTTGATGACCCTGCTGTGGATTCCATTGTCACCACTGCATTTGGCAGCAACGGCAAAATCACCTATGATGAGGCAGCAGCAGTGAAAACTTGGTTTAGTGGCACTGATTCATCCACCAACCCGTTCTACAAAAATGTTTATGTTTCCACATTTCCCGAATTCACCTATTTCACGGGTGTCACTGAAATCGGCAACAACGCATTCTCATTGTGCAGTAATATGACAAGCATCACACTCCCGTCAAGAGTTACTTCCATTGGTGACTATACATTTACGGGTTGTGAAAAACTTGAAAACGTAAACATTCCCGAAACCGTGACATCCATCGGTAATGGTGCATTCTATAATTGCAACTCAATTCAAAGCATAACCATTCCCAAAAACGTGACATCTATCGGTGACAGTGCTTTTAACCGTTGTACAACACTTCCAAACATAACCATTCCCGCATCTGTGACCCGAATTGGAAATGAGGCATTTAGGAAATGTACACAACTGTCGGGTGTGACTTGCGAGGCTACCACACCCCCGACATTAGGTAGCGATGCTTTCACTGAAACATCCAACTGTCCTATCTACGTTCCCGAAGAAAGCCTTGACGCATACAAAGCAGCTACGGGGTGGAGCAACTTCGCAGACCGTATCCAAGCCATTCAATACGCAGTAGCCGTACTTGACTGTTCTGAATTAGCGGACGCTAACCCGTTGGAGACTTGTGAGAACTATGACATCGAAGCGGAGGAACTTCCCGAAGGACTTAATACATTAGATTGTTCTTTCGATGGTGAGGTATCATATGTAGAGAACGGTGTCATAACAATCCCGAATAATGGTAGTTTTATGGGTTTCTCTGTTTATGTTAACCCGCCCGATGACGGATACATCGTATATGTGAAACTGACCCACCCGTCCGCTGAATACAAGCTGAATGCTGATACAACGGTTTTGAACACAGACTGTTTCACTTGGGATTTGACGTTTGACCCCGACACGCTGACCACAACAATCAACAATATCGTTCAATTAGAAAATATTGTGTTTGACGGTAGTAATTTTGAGTTGGTCAACGGTGGTGAAAGCGACATCAAGATTACCCGCATTGAGGTAGGCTACGTTCCCGCAGCGGAAGAGTAATGCAATTTTGCAAATCGCATAATTTGCAATAATGAAATTCTCAAAATGACTTATTATTTACGCAGTCAATAAAATGACTTATTATTAAAAGTACAGCTATGAGACTTTTCAAAAGAAACAAACAATCCAAAGAGCAGCGCAGTGGGGTGGATATATCCTATTCACCCTACTCGGATGCCCTTTTGTTCGGCAAATACACACCCAACCCTTATTTAGGGTTGAGTGCTGTCTTCGCTGCCGTAGATATAATCAGCAACAGCGTTGCACTGCTGCCCGTCAACGTGAAACAGATGGAGGAGAACGAGAGGACAATCCTCTACAACCATCCCGTGGCACGCTTGTTTGACAATATGACGATGAACCGCTACAACGTCATCAAGACCCTTGTGTGGGAGATGATACTGTTCGGCAACTCGTATCTGTATGTCCACAGAGACGAGCAGGGCAACCCCGTCAAGCTGACATACCTACAGCACAGTGACGTTACCATCAACTACGACAAATACAAGGACGAAATCACCTACGGGATTGCCAACCACAAGAACATCCCCGCAAAGGCGCAGGCAGAGAACGTGATGCATTTCTACAAGAACAGCAATGACGGCATCAACGGTGTCGGCATTCTGAACTATGCCGCCCGCACGCTGCGGCTCGGAGACTTTATGAACAGCGCAGCAGAGGACTATTTCGGTTCGGGCTGCGGCATCAACGGCATCCTCAAATTCACGGGTCGTGTGATGGACGAGCAAAAGCAGAAAATCCGTCAGCAGTGGAGTACCATCCACAACGCAGGGACGCAGGGCGGTGGTCTTGCCGTGCTTGAGGGCGACTGTGATTTCATTCCCGTCAGCCACGATGCCAACGATTCTCAACTTTTAGAGAGTAGAACGTACCAAGTGAGCGAGATTGCGAGGTATTTCAACATCAGCCCCGTGCTGTTGCAGGATTTGAGCAACGGCAACACCTACGGCACTATTGAGGCTATGAACATCAACTTTGTTGAATACACCCTTATGCCGTATATCGTGCTTATGCAGGAGGAGATGAACCGCAGGCTGTTCCCCACGGGCAGCAAGTATTACATTGATTTGGACGAGAACGTGCTGCTGAAATCCGACAAGCAGTCGCAGGCGAACTACCTGCACACGTTGGTAAGTGACGGCATCCTCAACCGCAACGAGGCAAGAGATATGATTGACCTCAATCCCGTAGAACACGGTGACGATTTCATTATCCCGTACACCGACATTACACAGAACACAATCGGTGAGAATGGGGAAGATGCAGGCACGGCAGAACCCGAAAATTGACGCTGAAACCCGTTTTTCATTTTTCATTTTTCGGATTTGACCAATTTGAGCAAAAATACCTATTATTATATTGACGAGCATACTATGGAAAAAGAAATTCGCACATTACAACTGAATGTCCGTGACTTGCAGGAGAACCCGCAGTCACGTCACATTGAGGGCTATGCAGTCGTTTTCAACAGTGAGAGCGTTGACCTCGGTGGTTTCCGTGAGATTATACGTCCCACAGCAATCACGCAGGGTCTGATTGAGCGCAGTGACGTGTTTATGGTTTTCCAACACGATATGGACAAGGTGCTTGCCCGCAGCCGCAACGGTCAAGGCTCACTGCAACTGACGCTTGACAACCACGGTCTGCGTTTCGCATTTGACGCTCCCAACACCGACCTCGGCAATGAGGTGCTTGAATACCTCCGCAGGTCGGATGTCAACGAGTGCAGCTTTGCTTTCGCTCTTGACCCCAACGACAACGAGGCAGACGTGTGGGAGAAACGTGAGGACGGCTCTATCCTGCGTACCATCAACAGAATTGCAGGTCTGTATGACTGTTCTATCGTATGGAACGCAGCATATCCCGAAACGAGCGTATCAGCCCGCAGCCTTGAAAAGATTGAGGAACTCCGTGCTGACGAAAAGCCCGAAGATGAGGAGGAAAAGCCCGTAGAGGAGACTCCCGCAGAGGACAGCAAGCCCGAAGATACCTCGTCAGAGGAAGAACCCACACCCGTAGAGGGTGAGGAGACTCCCAACGAGGGCGAAGATACTCCCACCGAGGACACTCCCGCAGCGGAGGACACCGAAGATGAGGAAGAGAAAAGGAACAAATATCAGACTGAAACTATCAGTTTTGAGAAGAAAAATACAAACAAACACACACATAATATTATGGAAAAGAGATTTTCACTTTTGAAGAGCATCCGTGACATCGCTAACGGACAGCCTCTGTCAGCAGAAAACCAAGCTGTTTGCGACCTCGGTAAGCAGGAAATGCGTGGTCTGACTGTAAGCGGTCAGATTCAGATTCCCACCGAGCATCGTGATGCCGTAACCGTTACCGCAGAAGGTGAGGACGTAGTTGTTACCGACTTTATGGACATCCTCGCTCCCCTGCACTCAAAGAACGTGCTTGCCGAGAGTGGCGCACGCATTCTGACGGGTCTTGTAGGTGACGTTCAGATTCCCACTATGTCCGCAGGTCAAGTAGGTTGGAAGGGCGAAATCGTTTCCGCTGACGAACTCGGCAGTGATTTTGACCACGAACTGCTCCAACCCAAGCGTCTGACCGCTTACGTTGACGTTAGCAAGCAGTTCCTCGTGCAGGACAGCCTCGGTGCAGAGCAGATGCTCCGTAACGAACTCGTCAACGCAATGATTCAGAAATTGGAAGACACCATCTTTGGCAGCGCAGCAGGTGACGCAACCAAGCCCGCAGGTCTGTTCAACGGTGTTACTCCCACCTCTGTTACCGATTTCAAGGGTATCGCAAACCTTGAGGCAACCGTTGAGAGCAACAATTTCCTCGGTGAGATGAAATATGTCGTTTCTCCCAACGCAAAGGCTGCTCTCCGTGCTATGGGTTATGCCAACAAGTCCACCCGCCAAGTATGGGAAAACAACGAGGTTGACGGTGTTCCCGCACTGACTACCACTCACGTTGCTAACCCCAATTTCGTCTATGGCGACTTTTCTACCCTCGTAGTAGGTCAGTGGGGGTCCCTCGACATCACCATCGACCCCTACACCGTAGCAAAGGACGGCAAGGTTCGCATCGTCATCAACGCTTTCTTTGACGCAAAGGTTGTTCGTGAAGGCGGTCTCGCTTTCGGTACAATCGGTCAGTAATGGAATTTTGCAAATCCCATATTGCAATAAATTCGGACACACACGCAAACACAGCTAATATATTCTTAAATCCAAATGAACTATCTAACTCTTGATATGCTGAAACAGCAATGTAACATTGACCCGTGGTTTGAGGGTGACGACAACTATCTCACCCTGCTCGGTGACGTTGCGGAACAAGCTGTGGAAAATCAGTTAGATAAGTCGTTGGATGAAATCACTATGGAGAGGGGTGGGGTTCTTCCCGCCCCCATTCTCCAAGCGATGCTGCTGTCAGTGGCGCACTACTATATGAACCGTGAGAGCGTGACGTACAGCAACGCAGCGAAACTCCCGATGGGATTTGACTTTTTGATTTCGCCATACAAAAATTTTGATAACAGCCAAATCTGATGAGGGCAGGAGCATATAACGAACTCGTGGACATCTATAAGGTCGTGGTTACCCGTAACGAATACGGGGAGCAGCACGATGACTATGAGTATAGCTGTACCACGAGAGCAAACGTTGTTCAGACGGGCGGTACACGCTCCGTACAGAATGACGAGGTGCTTTACCCTTACAACCGCACTTTCATCCTGCACGACTACATCAAGGTTGACGAGTTTGACTATATCAAGTGGCGGGGTCATTTCTACCGCATCCTCTCAATAGACTACGAGGAAAAGGTCTATAACCATAAAAAGATTTTAACCGAGTTAGTCAATGAATGACGACATCACCTTTGATTTCAGTGACGGGCAGGCTGTAGAGAAATGGCTTGAAACAGTCACCGAGGATGTGTTGAAAGGTGTCCGTCACGGTGTTGCGGTAGCCACCAACAGACTGCGTGATGCCACGTTGCAGGGAGTGCGCAGAACAAACCCGAATTTCCTGCATTCAAGCGGCAAGAGCCACTACGGTAGCACCTATTACGGAGTGCCGCTGATAAATGCCGTGAGGACGTATATGGTCAAAGGCAAGCCAACGGGAATTGTTTCCATTATGGGTACACCGTTCAGTTGGGGAGGCAATGACGGCACGTTCAGACTGCGTTTCTTTGAAGTAGGCACGAAAAACCGTGTTCAACGGTCAACGGGGCGCAACCTCGGCAAGATAACCGCAAAGTGGTTCTTCCGTGACGCTGTGAATACTGTCAACGACCAAGCCATTGACGACATCCGCATAGCACTTGAAAACGCAATAGATGAGGCTAACAGAAAATGAAAAACTCACTGCTCATAACCAAATACGTCATTGACATCCTGCAAGGCAACGAAACGTTGGCAGGATTGATGGACACGGGCAACATCTACCCCATAGATGCCAAGCAAGGGACTAATTTCCCGTTTGCCGTAATAAACCGCACGGGTATCCTGCCCGCCCGGAGCAAGGACGGCAGCTACACCGAAACGGTGGATTTCATCATCTCGGTAGTTGACGACAGCTATAAGGGGTCTGTTGTGCTTGCAAACGAAATCCGCAGGGCATTGGAAGGACAGTCTTTCAAAGACGAGGAGACAACCCTGCACCGCATACGGCTCTCGCAGGCTTACGAGAGTTTTTACAACAACGCATTCATACAGCAACTCAATTTCCAAGTTGACGTGCAGTGATGCGTGACACCAAACGACAAAAATACACACACGAATATACATTATGAAACCTATTGTTTATGGTGATGAATTACAGTTGTTCTTGCCCGTTACCGAGGGTAACAAGACTGTTTACAAGAGCATCGCTTTCGCTACCAACCACACATTGAGTTTTAACGCTGATACACAAGAGATTAGCTCGAAAGACCACGGCATTTATGGGGCACAGGTCGGTGTCAAGATTAATTGGGAAATCACCGCAGATTATCTGTATTCAGATGACTACGCTACCCTCGCAAACGCTATGATTAACCGTCAGCAGTTAAAGGTCATCATCGGCAACGTTAAGGATTGGAGCGAGAACGGTATTAACAACTCCGATACCTATTGGAGTCCCGACACCAACGGTGACTTTGTAAAGCAGGGTGACGTGACCATCAGTTCACTGACTCTGAACGCTGCCAACGGTGAGGTTGCTAACTACTCTGTAACCTTGACGGGTTCGGGCGCACTCACTGACGGTGCAAGCCTCTTGACCAACCTCTAATGAAATTTTGCAAATTTCATAATTTGCAATAATCTTTAAGCAGGGACATACCGCACAACAACATTCTCTCGTTTGTTGTAAGTCAAAGAGTAGGTCATATCACACCGATATGGCTTGCTCTTTCGTTTTTCATTTTTCATTTTTCGTATCCCAAATGCCTATATTAAAGGTAAGGGGGCATTGTATAAATGCTTTATTATTATAGAGAGGGGTATCCCCCCGACAAATAGACTTACAACTTACAGAAACTATGAAAATTACAATCAACGAGCAGGAACTTGAACTGCACTATTCATTCAGAATGTTCATCATTTATGAGAACATTATGGGCAAGAGCATTGACTTTGAGACGCTCACCTCATACACGGGTATGGTGACGCTGCTTTACAGTGCAATTATCGCCACTATGCAGCGCAACAAGATGGACATTTCAAGCCTCGGCTATGACGACTTTATGGAGTGGTTGGACACCCAAAGCCCCGACATATTCACGGAGTTCGCCACTTGGTTCACAAAGGCGATGAACGTGCAGCAGAAACTGACGGCAGAAACCACCGAGAAAGTGAAGAAGGCAAAACCGTCAAAAAAAGCCTAATCTGCCACGAGAACTACCGTCACCTCGTGGTGATAGCGAAACTCGTCACCCACGAATACTTTTTGGACGAGTTGAGCGATTACGAACTGCAACTGTTAGGTGATAACCTAATATATTCAGCACAGACGGAATGGGAGATTGCCCGCCTGCAAATGTTTGTGGCGATGCAGCCGTACACAAAGAAAGGAATGGGCAAAAAGACCCCGCAGGATTTCCTGCCGATGCCCTTTGACGAGGACTACACCGAGCAGGATGAATACGGACATTTTACCACCGAGGATGAAATCCGCAGGTGGAGAGAAAATAAAAAGAATATAACTATATCAACAGATGCCATCACCGTTAGTACAAGAGATAACAGCGAACACCAACGGCTTTCAAGCGGGAATGAAACAAGCTGAACAGTCGTTGGAGGGGTTCGTGAACTCCACCAAAAAGACGGGTCGTCAAGCCAACGAACTGCGTAAGGCACTCAAGCAGAGTACCACCGAGGCGATGAACCTGCAAAAGCAGTTGTCGCAGATGAGCGATATAGAACTCAACAGCGACTACGGCAGGCAGATGCAGGCACAGTTCCAACAAGCTATGCAGGCTGCTGCCGAATACAAAGACCAATTTGAGGACATACAGCAGGAAATCAACAACCTCGCCTCCGACACAAAGTATTGGGATGCAGCCAAAGAGGGCATCGGCTTGGTGTCAAGCGGCTTGCAGGGTCTTGCGTCCGTGTACGGTCTTATGGGCGGTGAGGAAAAGAAATTTCAGCAGGCTCTCGTTGCGGTAAATGCCATTGAGTCCACAGCCAACACCATTATCAGCATCGGTAACACCCTGCAAAAGCAGTCGGCTCTGATGGTCGGTCTGCGTGCAGCCAAAGAAAAGCTGTTCGGTGCGGCAAAGACGGCATCCACAGCGGCAGAGGTGGCGGGAACGGCAGCTATAACCGCTGAAACGACCGCTGTCGGTGCGGCTACCACGGCACAGACCGCTTGGAACGCTGCGCTGCTTGCCAACCCCATCGGGCTTGTGATTGGGGGTGTGGCAGCGTTGGGCGCAGCTATCTACGGCATCGTTAAGGCTTTTGACTCGCAGACCGCTGCCGAGAAACAGCAGGCAGAGTTTCTTGACGAGGTAAACAGAAGGATGGAGGAACAATCGCAGAAAGCGGGTGACATCATATCAAAATACGAGACCCTCAAAACCAAATACGAGGAATGTGGTGGCAGCGTCACCAAACTGACGGAGTTCTCAAAACTTTACGGCAAGGAGATACGGGCATTGGGTGGTGACACCTCATCGCTGTCCAAGATTACCGCATTTTTCAGCGATGACGTGAGTAAAGCATTCGTCCGTGCTGCACAAAACCGTGCGCAGGCACTTGCTATGGAGCAGGCTATGGCGGCACATTTGGGCAAGCTGTACGCTAAAATCAGTGAGATACAGAAACGTCTTGCCGAGGGCAAGACCATTGACGCAGGTGACTTTGAGGCACTCAATTTAGACCCGAAGGACTACGTTAAAGACTTTAAGCAGGAATGGGGCTTTGACGACATCTTAGCAAAGGCTTTCCAACCGAGTGCTGTGGATTACAAGTACATAGGTAAAGACCTTAATGAAACGATGGAGAGAATAGCTGTTGGTATGGTTGATGCTTGGGAAAAGAATACCAAGCCGATGATTAACGCTATCAATAAATCCCTTGACAAGTCGTTTGCACAAATCAAGGTTGACGCAGGTGATGCCATCAATTGGGATAAATTCAATGCCCAATTTGACAGTCAGATTAACATTGACCCCAATAAAACCAAGTCAACCAAGTCCACGCAGCAGCAGACCACTGCAATTCAGAAACTTGACAACGAAATCAAGAAACTCAACGACGACCTCTCTGATTTGGGTCAACGCAACGAACAGAACGGAAAAACTATTGACGCTCTAATCAACCGCATAAACGCTCTCAAGGTCAAGAAACTTAACATTATGCCCCGCAACTCCATTGCAGACATTGAGAACTACAAAAAGGCTATGCAGGACTTGCTTTCCACCCTGCCGAAAGGCTCGGAGGAATACAACAAATGGAAAGAAATCCTTCTGTCGTTGGAGACCACGATTGCCGACACGAAAATCAGCCTCGTTGACACCGATACGATGGACGGCTTAAAGGTGGTAAAGAGCGAGTGCGAGAGAATACTTGCCCTGCTGCCGAGCGGACATCCCGACATCAAGAAATACGGTGACCTTTTGAAGGATGTCAATACTAAACTGTCGGAAACAGAACAAAAGATAAACAACATCAAGAACGGTGTTGAGGAAGGCTCTATAACTTGGTACAAGCAGCGGATTGCCAAGATAGATATGGATTTGAACGACAAGAACTTGTCAGACTCGGAGCGTGCTGAAAAAGAGTTGGAAAAGGAAAGATTACAAAAGTTGATGAACAGCATAACGGCAGACAAATATGTAATCAGACCCGATATTGAGGTTGACTCAACCTTCTTCTACAAGAAAACTCCGCTTGAACAACTGCAAGAGCAACTGTCCGCTGCCGAACTTAACGTCAAACAGCAGATTGAGATAAATGCCACGCTTGACGATGATGCACTTAAAGAGGGTGTGGAAAAACTCCACGAGTTTGAGAAAGAGGCAACCGCTATCAGAAACAAAATCAAGTTGACCGAAATCACCGTTGACATCAAGGACTTGAAGAAAGAGTTGGGCAACCTCAAACTTGACGCTTTTAAGGGTGTGACGGGTGTCTTTAAGGACATCTACTCTGCATTCACAGACCTGCCCGCAGCACTTGACGAGTGTGACAACGCATTTGAGGGGTTCTTCACTATTTTGGACTCTTTCACGGGCTTGTTTGAGAACATAATGGGTGTCATTGACATATTCAAGCAAATCCAAACCGCCATTACAACTCTGTCGGGTGCGAGTGTCGCTGCAAGTAAAGCAACGGCTGCGGCAAAGAAAGACGAGGCTATGGCAAGCGCAAGCGCAGCAGCAGCGAACACCGCAGAACAGAACTCCAAGATGGGTCCGTGGGGATGGGTCATCGCTATCGGTGCTGCCGTGGCTATAATGGCTGCTCTGATGTCGCTGATGAAATTCGCAGGTGGCGGTATCGTTGGCGGCAACTCATTCTTCGGTGACCATAATTTAGTCCGTGTGAACAGCGGTGAGATGATATTGAACAAGCGTCAGCAGTCACATTTGTTCAATATGCTTGACAGCGGCAGCTTTGGCGGTGGCGGTGGCGGCACAGCAACCATCAAAGTCAAGGGTGAAGATTTGTATATCGCATTGAAGAACCATTCAAGGCGCAAGGCTCTGTCGGGTAAATCCACGGGCATCAAATGACACAAAAATAACACAACAAATATATGCTCATAGAAGGTGTTTTCAAAGATATAAACGACAGCGATGTATTGCTGAAAATTTATAATCCAAACATATCAAACTCGTACTCATTCGTCATTGGCGATGACAGCGACAGCGATGTGTTCTTTGCAGGCGATGAACCGATATTGGTTGAATGCGAGAACACAGACCCTCTTGACGCTGTGGTGCGCCACTCGTGCAGCATCAACCTCGTCACAAAACGGTATTTGGGTGACCTGCTGTTCTCCAACAAGACGGACAGCACTGTCGTTAACGTGTTTAGGGACGGTCACATCGTGTTTGCGGGTTTCCTTGAACCGAACACTTGGTCGCAGGGGTATGCCTACGACTACGAGAACGTCACGCTGCACTGCGTGGACTTTCTCGCTGCGGCATACAATCAGACGCTCATTGACGAAACCACATACGAGGAAATGAAAGCCAACAGCGGCATCAAGTCGTTCCTTGACACCATCGTTTCGTTTGGGCTGAACAAGGCAAGCCACAACCTATCGCTGTTTATGTCGCCCGCCACGTTCACCGCACCGCACTACCCCGAAAAGCCGAAAATCTATTATGACGGCAGCAAGAAACTCAACAGCGACTACAACATATTCGCTGAAATCGGTGTCAACGACATCGTGTGGCTCGGTGAGGAGCAGGACGACTTGATGTCAAACGGTGACATCCTTGAAACGATTATACAGTATTTGGGTTTGAGGATTGAGCAGATAGGCTATGATTTCTACATCTATGACCTCAACACCATCAAGAACAACACCGTTTGGACATTTAGGGACATAGAGAACGTGGATGACTTGACGAAAGCTGTTGAATTGGAAATGGCGCAGGTCACGGTGGACAGCACTTTCTATGCCGATGACAGCACGGAACTCTCAACAGCGGACGTTTACAACAAGGTTATCGTCACCTGCAAGCAAGACCCGTTTGACACCATCATATCGTCACCGTTGAGCAGCGATGACCTATACAGCCCGTACAACAACCGACAGCTATACTGCCGTGAACTCACCGCAGAGGGTGAGGGGCAGGGAGCGTACAAGGCTTTCAAGGCTATGTGCTTGGGACAAAGCACGTCATTCTCCGACCGATACACGCAGGACACCTATTTGCAGGTGATGCGCAACGACAAGTGGAAATTCTACCGCAGCGGTGTTGACTTGTACGAGACTTACGTTGACTTGTACGGGGGAGTGTACAAAGACCAATGGAAACTGCCGCAGGAGATGGGGAAGAGCAGGCTTTACAGCGGTCTGTTCTCAATCGGCAAGACGGAGAAAAGCAACCCGTCCGACAACAGCCCCAAAAAGCCGTCTATGAATGACTACTTGGTAATCAGCGTGTGCGGCAACGCTGACCCGACAGAGAGCGGGATGTCGCCAAAAGACGGTGATTTAGCACCCCAAAACGGTGTGAACGCAATGGAAATCGTATATACCAACCCCGTTGCGGGCAGTTTCACACCGCCCGAAGGCACTACGAACTATTTCGTGTTCAGCGGCAAGTTCAAACTCAACCCGATAATTATGCAGTCGGGTCCGTTATGGTCTGTTGACTACACCGACCATTCACATCCGAAAATTGACATCGCTAACGCAGCGACAAACACCATAGGCAGGACAAGGAGAGCGTTGAATAAACCCGCAATAGTGCCGTGGTGGAGCATTGACGGTGTAACCTGCCCCGTGTCAAGCAACTCTGACGGTGCTTACTACGCACAGATATACTACGACACCGAATACCCCAACGACACACCGAGAGAACACCCAAGCGAGAATTTCTTGTCGCCTCCCGTTGATTTCGGCAAGCCGTCAGACTACAGTAAGGATTGGCTGAAATACGGTCAGTACCCACAATATGTGATTGACGGCACTAACAACCCGCATAACGGCAACGACTCAATCTCGCACATCCCTATCCTTGAATGTTATCTGCGTGTCGGTGATATGGTAGCCCTGCGTGACTTTACGGATGATGGAAACGGCAACGTGACGAGTTCGTTCCATTGGCAGAACATCAACGAACTTGAGACCTATGTTGACGATGACGGCACTACCCGAACAATATCAACGTTTGCGATTGGCTACGACCCGAAGGGCGGTGACTATATCATCGGTGAAACGCACGATTTTGAGAACACCTGCTTTAACGAACTCAACCTCGGTGACATTGAGGGTCTGTGCATCCCCATCACAAGCAGTGACGTTGACGTGAACGGTGACATTGAGTTCAAGATTTTGGGTCCCGTCAACCTCACGTTTGACCGCCTCGTCAAACGGCACAAGACGTGGTTCAGACACACCACTTGGACATCTACCACCATACCCATCCTGCCCTATGTGAGCAGCATATACATTGAGGACTTTGAGATGAAGGTGTGCAGCGACAACGGTGGTAACATCATATCGCAGGACGAGGGCGACATCATATATATGTCTGACGAGCAGACCACCTACGTCAAGGACAAGGAGTTCAGTTTTGACATATTGAGCGGTCTTACAACGGAAGAGGCTGCGGCTTTCAACATCGCTGCCGCACCCTGCAAGAACACCGTGGTTGATATGTCCACGAAAAAGGCTCTGTACGAAATCATTGACATAACGAAAGACTCTGCCGACCAAAGAGCAAAGGCAGAGGTGCATTTCGTTGATGACGTTTACAAGGAGTTCAACAGCCCGAAACTTGAATTGGAAACGGTGTTCTTCACAGACAACACACCCGAAAGGTTCTCAAACCTCAACTTTACCTATTTCAACGGCAAGACGTTCTACCAAGTCGGGCGCAGCCTTGACCTCAAGAACGACACCACGCACCTATACCTCAAAGAAATCTAACAGCACATTCAAATATGGCTCTTACAAGATACAAGATATTACACAAGAGCGGTGGAAACACCACCGTAAACAGCGGCAGCAGCACAAACGTTTCCGTGAACACCTCATCGGGTACGGAGTATTTCAACAGATATTTCTATTGGGATGCCGAACACGAGAGCGTACACTGCCGCTATTCCCTCGTTGGAGACTACGAGGTGTCGGCATTCGGCTACTCGTCAAGTAGCGGCAGCGGTGGCGGTGGTGGCGGTGGTGACGTGGACTTGTCCGATTATGTCACCTACGAGTTTTTGAGCAGCCAATCATACCTGCAAAGTGCAGATATGAACAACTACGTCACAAAGCAGGAATTGAGCAGCTACGTCACGGAGCAGGAATTGAGCAACACGCTGAACAGCTATGTCACAAAAGACTCACTGTCACGGATGGGCTATCTCACCCAAACCGATGTATCCAATATGGGCTACCTCACCCAAACTGATGTTACCAATATGGGGTACGTTACGCAGGCATATCTCAATCAGCAGTTCGCATTCACCGAAAACCAAATCACGGCTCTGAAAAACCTTGTAGGCAACGGTGAGATTTCGGCATTCGGGTCGGGCAGTTCAAGCGGTGGCGGTGGCGAAGGCACGTCAGTTGAGGTGGTTGATGACTTGACCCACCACAGCAATTCTGACCGATACAAGGCATTGTCGGCATATCAAGGCTATGTGCTTGACAAGAAGATTGACGAGTTACCAACTATGTCAACATTGGCAAACTATGTCACCAACACTGCCCTCAACACCACTTTGACAAGCTATGCCAAGAAAAGTGATTTGACAAGCTATGTTAAGAAAACTGATTTGAATACCACTTTGGCAAGCTATGCCACCAAAGAATATCTTAACGTAGAAGGCTATGTCACCTTCAACGACTTGGACTATTACCCCACATTACAGTACTTGAGCAATCAGTCCTATGTGAAAAGCAGCGATTTGAACACCACTTTGGCAAGCTATGTCAAGAAAACTGATTTTAACACCACTTTGGCAACCTACAACACAAGGCTCAACAGCATTGAGGCAATCCTTGCCTATATGCAGCTTTGCGAAGACAGCAACGGCAACGCTTACATCAAGTTCACCTGCCCGATTGTTTCAGTAGGAGAGATTGAGGCATTTAGTTAAAGTATTTATGAAATTCTTAATTTCATTAAAAATTCATATTTTTAGACAGAGATTTATATTATGAGCATAATTTCAAATAGCGGTGTAACAATCTCGGCTGTGCGTACCGCACTTTCCGAGAACACGAATGACTTGGGCAGCTTATGCAAAAGCAGCCACATCAACGAGTGGAGTGTCAACAAGCCCGTTGACTCGCCCAAACTGACTCTGTCGCAGCCGCAGGACTTGTATGCGTTGAATGACGGTTTCGCTATCAACGTCTATAACGACCCGTTTGACCTCTTGGACGATTTCATTGAGGGTGTGGACTACGTTTGGGACTACGAGAAACCTATGGGAACATCTGCGTCACCGTACCGCCTCGGAGATTTCAGAGGGTATAACCACGATGCGGATATGTGGTTCGTATTGTCATTTGACAACTACCAAGACACCGCTTATGTTGGCGATGTAAGGCACGTCAACAACGACAGCAACAACACCTCTATTGACCTGCAAACCATATTCAACAACTTTCCCGCATTCAGCAGCGTCAAGCCAACGGTTTCGCAACAGAACGCTGCCTGCTTGGGTTTCTTGATGATTGCAGCCGACAGCAACGGCAACCTGCCGCAGTCATTCAACGGAGTTGAGTTTTACCGTATTTGTATGCTTGCGGATTACGATGACGACAGAAAGATGAGTTTTACTGTTCCGAGCGGTCTTAACACCTACGGCAAGTATTATTACATCCCCTGCATCACCACATACGTCAGTTCTTTGATGCAGGACAAAAGCTGCATCCATATCAAACGAGATGACCACCCCGAAATCAGCGGTTCTATGTGGTATCCGCTGCCGACCAATGTTTTCAACCTCACAATCAACGGAGGCACGAACCCGCATCCGCTGTCATTCAACGTTTACATCAACCCCAATGCTTATGCGGAATACACCTATAATGAGCGTTACTACACCATCAGCGGGCTGCAAGGCAAACTAAAGTTCGTTGGCGACAGCAACCTGCCGACAAATAGGACACAGACTATTGAAATAAACGGTAAGGTGATATACAAGAACGCTCTCGTAAACGGCTCAACACGGGATATTGAAATGGATATCTACGGAGAAATCCCGACAGACAGTGACGAGTGCATTTGCAGTTTCACTTGTCCCCAATCACAATTTGAGGTAGCCGTACCGCAAGAGGATATTGACACGCAAATCACACTTACGGTAAATTATAATGTGGTGTATTTGGGGAGGACACAAAATACAGTGACATCGCACGACTTTATTAAGGTTGCTGACATTGACGAAATAGATTGGTAAACAGAATAAATTATATATGAAATATAATTGATTTCATTAAAATGGCACGAAAAAGACATATTCGTTACACAGTTGAGGAAAGAAAACTGACCACAATGACTGTTCTCGCAGTCGTAATGGTCGTGTTCGGCATCATCCTCGTAGGTGTTTCCTTTTTCCTGCCCCCAAGCGGACAGATACACCCGTCAGTGCTTACCGCATTTGGCGAGGCATTAACGTTTTCGGGTGGTCTATTAGGCATTGACACCAACTACAAATTCAAGGTGTTCCGTGAGAAGAACGAGCGGTATGAAGATTACCGAGATGACCGCTATGAGCAGGAAATAGATGACCAAGAGCAGATACAAGAATGAGCCAAGAAACATATCTGTCACCGCATTTTTCGTTCTACGAGATGTACCACTCCGACAAAGCGGACGAGTTGGGTATAGACAACACACCGAGCGCAGCACTCGCAAAGCGTTTGGAGGAATTGGTGTTGAATGTACTTGAGCCGTTGCGTGAACTTTGGGGCGCACCAATAGTCGTCACATCGGGTTACCGCTGCCCCGCTCTGAATAAGGCGGTGGGCGGCAGCAGCACCTCACAACACCGCACTGCGGAGGCTGCGGATATCAGAACAAAGTCGGACAAGCGTGAGGACAATATGGCACTGCTGAAATGTCTGTTGGGCAGCGGGATTGTCTTTGACCAAATCATAGCTGAAAACGTGGACAAGAACGGTTTCCCCGATTGGATTCACGTTTCTTACACTACCCGCAGGGCGAACCGTCACAAACGCACGACTATGAAACGTGACAAGAACGGCAAGTCTGTGTACTATAACGGCATCAATCTTTGATTTTTCATTTTTCATTTTTCGTTTTAACAATCCTGCATCAATTTAACTGCGGTTGAAACGATGCAACAAGATACAATCTTTCCATTCATTGTTGTGCTTTAAGGGCGGCACAATCAGAAACGAGCATCCTTCTCTCACAAGGTAATGCTCGTTTCTTTTGTTATTGTTTTTGGTAGTTTAGGACTTAATTTAATGTGTTTTAAGAGTATGTTAACAAACTATAACACACATTATATTAAGTCGTCAAAGATGATGTTTTACATTTGCAGAAACATTATTTAACATTTCATTGTTGAACCGTGTAAATCAATGTTTCTACTTAATAAATATAAAACATCAAGTTTATGGCAACTATCAAGGCAATCGTATTTGTAAGGGTCTCATCTAATGCCCAAGACCTCGTACCTCAACGTATAGAGGTGTTGGACTACGCAAAGCGTTTCTATAATGAGGACGAAATATCAATAGTTGAGGGGAAAGAGAGCGCAATCAAGCTGTCAGAGGAGAAAAGGCAGACACTGAATGAAATGAAGGAACTGATTGACGAATACCCCACCGTGGAACAGATTTTCTGTTTCGCCCTTGACCGCATATCAAGACGGTGTGAGGTCACAATCTCCGTTATTGCGTTTCTGACGGAAAGGGGTATCAACCTCACGTTCCTCAACCCGCAGTTGACATCAACTATGATAAGGCAAGACGGCAAATTGGTGGAGAACCAAACCGCCAAACTCTTTATCTTGTTTATGTCCTATGGAGCAGAACAAGAAATGAAAATCAAAAGTGAGCGTTTCCGAGCGGCAAAGTCCAAGCTGTTGGCAGACGGCAAGCTGCCGCAGGGGGAAACCCTATACGGCTATTTCCGTGACAATGACGGAAACCTATGCGTTGACCCCGATGGAGCAAAGGTGGTCAGATACATTTATCATATGTACCTTGACGAGGGTGTGAGCCTTGCAAGAATATACGAAAGGCTCGTGAACGAGGGGTATTGGACTACGGCAGCGAGGAAATGTTCTTTCGGCTCACGCATAAGAAAGTTCTTCACCGCCCCCGCCTACATAGGCAAAGACCCCAAGTACAACTACCCGCCCATAGTGACAGAGGAAATGCAGGAGCAGGCGAAACTGTTGCTTGCCGAGGGCAAGAAACGCTCCCGCAAGACGAACAACACATATTACGGACGAGGCTTGATGGTTGGGTATTTCCCCGATGGACGGGAGTATCACTTTGGAATGAACAGAGCGGTTGCGTCATACCAAATCCGCAAGTTGGACGAACCTCAATACACTATGACTGTGAGCGTGAACGCAGCCGATTGGTTTCTGTGGGAGTGTACCAAGATTATATTCCCTCTTGAACAGTATGCCAAGTCAAAGGCGGGCAAGTCCGACCT